GCAGAAATTGCTTTAAGTCTGGCTATTTTTTAGGAAGGAAAATTAATGAAAATAAATAATATTAGAATAAACCCAAATAATCCTCGCTATATAAAAGATGAGCGATATCAGAAGTTGAAGAATAGTATTAAAGATTTCCCCAAGATGATGAAACTTCGACCGATTATAATTGATGATAGAGGGATGATATTAGGCGGGAATATGCGATATTTAGCCATGAAGGATTTAGGATATAAGGAAATTCCAGAAAGCTGGGTGGTGAAGGCAAGTGAATTAACCGAAGATGAAAGAAAAAGATTTACTATAACCGATAATATCCCTTATGGAGATTGGGATTATGATAAGCTGGCTAATGAATGGGATATGACAGAATTGCAGGACTGGGGAATAGAATTGCCTGAAATAGGAAAAGAAATAGAATTTGATGAGAAAGAAAGAAATAAAAATGATGAATTAAAAAATGAATGCCCTAAATGTGGTTTTAAATGGTAAAGAGAAAAATAGGAATATTAGTTTTTACTAATTTGATAAATAAGAGAGGGACACGAAAAAATCTATATTTTGATTCCGAAAGATATAATGGATTTAGATATATCATATCGGAAATTAATCGTGAAAGAAATGAAGTTATATATATCTCTCGGAAACAAATAAAAGATTGTGATTATGTTCTTGTTTCGATAACTTCTTATATGGATATTCAAAATCTTGTGAATGAATTAGAAAATATAGATAAAGGATATGCAAAAATAATTATAGGGGGAGCTGGGGTTACAAATATAAGATTATATCGACATTTAATTGATTATGCTTGTTTCGGTAGAGGAGAATATTGCATAAATAGGATTTTAAATGATGATATCCCAGATAATGTTTGGAGTAAAAAAGATGACCCTAATTTAGAAAAGAAATATAGAATTGGTGAATGTAAAAAATTAATTGAAGGTGAAAGGTCAGTAGGTTGTATAAATAAATGCTATTTCTGTCAATATTCTTGGAAGAATAAATATTGTTCTGGGGATAATAATATAAGTTATCAATCGGGATATAGTAGAAATGAAGACATATTTAATGCATTGAATTGGGAAAAAGCAAAGAGAACTGCTGTGACTGCATTAGACGGTATAAATGAATATGCAAGGAAAAGAATAAATAAAAATATGACAAAAGAAGAGATAATTGATAAAATAAAGGAAGCATATAAAATAAAAACTGATAAAAGATTAAGTTTAAAAGTCTATATGATAATTGGTTATCCGTGGGAAGATAGAGATAGTGCTAATTTAATTGAATTAAAAAAAGTATTGAAAAGTGCCGATAAAGAAGAAAAAACACATAGCATTATTTTTATGTTTAATTTTACTCATTTTGTGCCCATGCAACTGACTCCGATGTATAATATGCCTTTGAATTTTATAAATTTTAGAAGTGAATTAAATATAAAGAGAAATTATATGATATATAAAGGCAATAACATTAAAGCCTATATTAATTCTTATACAACGACACCTGCGGCTGCTTTCGATGAATTGTATATCGAAAGGGCATTTGAAAAAGATTATGACGATTATATTAAAATATTCAATACTAAGAAATATCAGTCTCTTTCGGTAGACAGTAAAATAAATGTAATTAAAAAATATGCTAATCCAGAATTGTATGAAAAGAATAATAATATATCTGTTGATTATTTAATACCAAATTATAATTATGAGGTAGTGAAGATAAATGGCTGAAGCAAATAAAGTAGAAAAAGAGAAAAGAATATATCAGGTTGGATTGATGTTAAGAAGAAAACCTCAATCATTTATACTGGAATATATTGGAAAAGAATGGGGGTTAGAAAAGAGTCAAGCCTATAATTATATTAAGTTAGCACGCAAAGAATGGCAAAAATATTTTAAGAATATTAAAGGTGCTGGAATTGGATATCATATTGCTCAAGTAAGAGACCTGAAAGATATAGCACTAACCAATAAGGACACTAGGTTAGCTTTTGAGATAGCAAAAGAAGAAGCTAAATTGATGGGAATATATCCAAGTGAAAAGCATGATGTAAAAGTTGAAGGAGAACTAAAGATAGAGCCTTTGAAAGTATTTCTTAAAAAAGAAGGCGAAAAAAAATAAATGGAAGAAGTGGAGTTACACGAATATCAAACTAAGGCGTTTCAATCCCAAGCCAGATTTGTAGCTATAATAGCTGGCACTGGAGGAGGGAAGACCTTTTTCCTTCCTATTTGGCTTTTGAATGAAATAGCAAAAAATCCTCAAGAACAATTTTTTGTAGTCTCCCCAACTTTCTCACTCTTTCAGAGAACCACTTTTCCAGAATGTAAGAAAAGGTTAGATAGACATATTGGTGGAATATATAAAGAACAGAAAAAAAGATATGAACTTTCTACTGGCGGTATTGTTTATTTCGGTAGTGCTGATAACCCTGATAGTCTTGAAGGCGGACAAATGGTTGCCTCTGCTATCGATGAAGCAGGACAAATAAAATTAGCCTCCTGGCAGGCAATCCAAAGGAGATTAGGGGTAAAAATGGGTAGGTGCTTAATAACTACTACCCCCTATGGCCTTAATTGGTTATATAAAGATTTCTATTTGCGATGGAAGAATGGGGACCCTGATTATGATGTAATCCAATTTGAATCAATTAATAATCCTTACTACCCTAAGGAAGAATATGAAAGGGCGAAAAGGACTTTGGATTCTCGAATTTTTGATATGCGATACCGAGGATTATTTAGAAAATTATCTGGTCTGGTTTATCCTGATTTTAACCAGGAAAATATTATCAATCCTTTTGAGATTCCTAAAGAGTGGACAGTTTTTGGCGGTATAGATTTTGGATATAATAATCCTTTTGTGGCTCTACAATTAGTTATCGATAAGGATGATAATATTTATTTAATTGATGAATATTATCAATCTGGGAAATATCTCAGAGAACATGCTGAGCACCTTAGAAAAGATATTATTTATTATTGTGATCCTTCAGCAAAACAGGATATTGAGGAACTAAAATCTATCAATATTCAAGCAGAATCTGCTAACAATGAGGTGGACCGAGGGATAGAAATGGTAGGCAGTTTAATTAAGAGTAAAAGATTGAAGGTTTTTAAAACTTGTAGGAATTTTCTTGATGAAATAGAAACCTATCACCGAGATGAAAAAGATAAGATTGTTAAGAAAGATGATCATTGTATGGATAATATAAGATATGCCATACTTACTTTTATGAAAGAAAGAAATAGAAAGGAGAGTTATGTTTATGTCGGATAACGATAAAAGAAAAGAATCTACAGTATATCTGGGAACTACCGGTAAAAAAATATCTATAAGAAAATCCTCCAAACAAGTCCCCAAAGAAGTCTATGGAGTTAAAGGTTTGGTTTCTTATCCCTATAACCCCAGTAATTTTTTAACCTTATTTGAATCTAATTCTATATTTTCCTCTTGCGTGAAACAAATAGCCAGAGATGTAGCTGGGCTAGGGTATAAATTAGTTTTAAAGGAAGGTGGAAAGGAAAATGAAGTTGAAAAGAAAAAAATATTAGACTTCTTAGATAAACCTAATCCAAATGAATCTCTACGAAATATATTGGAAAAAGCTTTAATCGATTGGGGAGTAATCGGTTGGTGGGGATTGGAGGTATTGAGAAACAATATAAATGAGGTTGCTGAAATATATCATGTCCCGGCTTATACCTTCAAGATACACAAGGGTAAGGAAAAATTCTTTCAAAGTAGAGGGATTAAGGAAGTCTGGTTTAAGACCTTTGGGAATCCCAAAAATATTTCCGCTAAAACCGGGGAAGAGGGTAATTATGATTTGGAAACTAGGGCAAGCGAATTAATCTATTATAAAAATTATTATCCTCGCTCCGATTTCTATGGTGCTCCTAATATTCTTTCTGCTATTGGTTCAGTTCTTGCTTTGATTGGGATTCGAGATTATAATTTATCCTTCTTTGAAAACTACGGAGTTCCTGCCTGGATGATTATCCTAAAGGGTAAATGGGCTGAAGATTCTGATAAAAGAATCAAGAATTTTTTGGATACCGAAATAAAAGGGAGTAAAAATGCTAATAAGACGGCAGTGTTTAAAGTTGAAGGGAATGATTCTCTTGAATCTACCAAACTTTCCTCCGATACCCAGGAAGGCAGCTTTAAAGCCTTAATTCAAATTTTAATTGATGATATTCTGATGGCTTATTCTATGCCAGGATACCGAATAGGCCTTAGTATCATAGGAAGATTGGGAGGAACAAATATTAAGGAGTCTAATGAAATATATAAGAATGGGGTAGTTGAGCCATTGCAGGAAGATATCGAGGATATGATAAACCATAAGATTATTGAGCAAGGTTTAAACTGTAAATCGTATAAATTTAAGTTGAATGATTTAGATACTAAAGATATTGTTGCTGAAACGGCAAGATGTGTATCCCTATTTAATGTGGGTGCTCTTACCAGTAATCAAGTTAGAAATTTATTAAATTTAGGGGAAAACTATCCAGAAGGAGATAAATATTATATTAGTTCTGCTTTAGTTGAAGCAGGGGGAGAGATCATTGAGAAAAGTCAAAATAAATTCATTCAAGCCTTAGAAGAATTTAAAAAGGAGACTAAAAAGTTAATTAATGGACACAATTAAATTAATTCGATTAAATTCTTTAATAGATGAATTTGAAAAGAAAATTGGACGCAAAGAATATATAAGTCGCAAACTCCATAATCTTCTAGAGGAAAATTATAAATATTTGAGACCCAAGATTAATCTCTGGATGGAAGAAGCCCAGAAACAAATAATCTCTGACTTAACTAAAAAATTTATCAAAAAGGAAATTCTTTCTTCTGAGATAGTTGCTGAATTGACTGATTGGGAAGAGATTCAGGAAGATGGTAAGAGATTGTTAAAACCGGCAATGCTTAATATTATGGCCAAAACGGGAAATGAAACATTCAAAATATCTGGTCTGGAAATCTCTTTTGATGTGGTGAATCCCCATAGTGTGGCTATTGCCGAAAAGATATGTGCAAAACTGGTTAAAGAAGTAACTGATGAGACTAAAAGTGCCATTGCCAGGTTTATCAAAAAAGGTATAAAAGAAGGTAAGAGTATGGCAAAAGTGGCTAAAGAAATTAGACCACTAGTAGGATTAACAGAAAAACAAACAATAGCAGTGGCCAATTATAATGGGTGGCTTATAGAAAATAGACCTGAATGGTCTTTGAAAGAGATTGAGAATAGTGTTAAAGGTTATGAAAATAAATTACATCGGAATAGGGCAGAAAATATTTCGAGAACTGAAACGGCAAGAGCTCAAAGTGAGGGAACTCTAGAAGGTTATAGACAAGGTGGGATAGTTGAAAAAGTAGAATTTTTGAGTGCAGAGGGAGCTTGCGATGAATGTCAAGCTCTTAATGGAAAAAGATACTCATTAGATGAGGCAAGTGGAATGATTCCAGTTCACCCTTCTTGTAGATGCTGTTTTATCCCCATAATATAAAAGGTAGGTGATTTATATTGAAAATAGAGGAAATAAATTCAAAGCAATTAACTGAAACCCCAAATGCAGAATTATACAATTTACATTTTAGGTTTATCCAACTTTGGAATAAAAACTTTTCCAATAATCAAAAAACTGTGGTAGGCGATTTAAAAAGAAATGATTTTTTAGATAAATATAAATTGTTGATTAAGGAAATAGATAAACGGGGGCTTAACCATAATATTTTGGATATTGATAGGGCTCTATTTAAAAAAAATATGTTGGGAATAGAGGTTTCTTCTTTAGGCGATATAGTAGTTATTCCCGATTATATCTCTATTGGTGGAGGGTTTGTTAAATCTCCCAAAGAGGCTAATGACCTTGATGTAATTCTAAGGGATGATGAAAGGAATCGAGATGAGGGAATGGAATTAAAACTTTCCCGGCTTCTTCAAAAGCAGGTGAAGAAGGATTGCCATTTTGTATATAATAAGACCGGATGTCATAGTTCCTATATTCCTTTATTTGACTTAATTCTACGTTCTAAGGAGGAAACTAAGAGAATTGAGGTTAAAGAAGATTACAATAAATCTAAGGATATTAAAAAATCTATTCGAGATTATTATGAAGGATTAGATAATTGGAATGAGGATTTATTAATTGATAATTATAACGTAATGAAGGAACTTGACGAAGGTAGTGTTTTAGATTTAGGTTGTGGGACCGGAAGACTAGATTTATTACTCCAAAAAAGCGGTAGGGAAGTTCTTGGTGTAGAGAATAATGATATAGCGATTAAGATGTGCAAGGAAAAGAATCTAAAAGTAGAGAAACTGGATTTAGAAAAAGAAAAATTACCTTATAAAGATAATCAATTTGATAATGTGATTATGATTCATTCATTAGAACATATTAAAAATCCTACTTCAATTATAAAAGAAGCCCAAAGAGTGGCCAATAAAAAAGTTATAATATTATGTCCTTTAGGTGAAAGGCAAGATCCTACTCATCAACAAAATTATCCCGAGTTAAAAGATTTTGAGGTGATATTCAATGAATTGGAAAATTAGAAAGATAAAAGAAACTAATTCGGCAATTGCTATATTAGAAATAAAAGATATTAAGAAGGCAAAAGAACTCAAACCCAATATGGTAGGAGAATTTCCATTGCCAAAACCAACAATGGCAGGTATAACTGAATCCTTTGATGTTAACCAAATATGGGATTGGTGTGAAGGAAGAGAATTAGTAGGGGAACCAAAACTTAATGGATTTCGTTTATGTTTAGTTAAAGATAATGATAAGATTAGAATATTAACAGACGGTTTAAAGGAGAGGGCAAAATATTATTCTGATTTATTAATTACCCTTAAGAAGATACCGGATAGTTTTATTGTGGATTGTAGTTTAGGGATTGAAAGGAATGGTAAACCATTACCCAGAATAAAATTAATGACTCTCCAAGCAGATGAACCACAACTCGAAGAGAATGATATATTAGTCTGTACAATTTTTGATATCCCTTATTTGAATGAGGACCTCCACAATAAACCTTTCCATGAAAGAAGGAAAATATTAGAACAGTTTTATAATAAGTATTTAAAAGACTCTCCTAATTTTGATATTACTAAGTGTTTGGGAATTAAAGGTAAATCAGATTTAGAGAAACGCTTTAAGGAATTTGCTAAATTGCCCCAATCAGAGGGAATCATGGTAAAAGATACAAAGGGTATATGGCCATTAGATGGTAGATGGGATGATGTAGCTAAAATAAAGATAGAAGCAGAGATAAAGGTAATAGCGATTAAAAAAATACCCAATAAGGCTGGTGGATATAATTATTATTGTGGTCTATTGCCAGGCGATAGTAAATTTACTA